CATTTACACGAAGACAAGAACTAGAAAGAGCAATATTAGAGAGTGCAGACTTACTAGAAAAAGGACAGTACGATCCTGTGGAAAAGTTAATTAAAGATGCTGTCCAAATAAGTCTAACAAAAGATATGGGTACTGATTATTTCAGTGACCCCAAACAAAGACTTCTTAACATTAAATCAAACAACGGACAGATTAGTACTGGTTGGCCATCATTAGATAAAAAGTTGTATGGTGGATTTAATAAAGGTGAATTACAAATTTTTGCAGGTGGTTCTGGTTCTGGTAAATCATTGTTTATGCAAAACCTAATGTTAAATTGGGCAGAGAAGGGTAAGAACTGTGTTTACATTACTTTGGAATTGAGTGAAGATTTAACCAGTATGAGATTAGATTCAATGACTACTGGAACACCATCGAGTCAAATATTTAAACAGATTGATAATGTAGAAACCAAGGTAAAGATTTTACAAAAGACTTATGGTCAACTTAGAATTAAATACATACCGGCACAGAGTACAGTAAATGATATTCGTGCATATGTAAAAGAATTAGAAATACAAGAAAACATCAAATTAGATTGTATGTGTATCGACTACTTAGATTTATTAATGCCAGTTGGTACAAAAGTAAGTGCTAGTGACTTGTTCGTGAAAGACAAATATGTATCAGAAGAAATAAGAAATCTAGCAAAGGAATTAGATGTGGTAATGGTAACAGCATCACAGTTAAACAGAAGTGCAGTCGAAGAAGTCGAGTTTGATCACTCACACAATTCTGGTGGTATTTCTAAAATTAATACAGCGGACAATGTATTTGGCATCTTTACATCTCGTGCAATGCGAGAACAAGGTAGATATCAAATTCAAATGATGAAAACAAGATCAAGTTCTGGTGTCGGACAAAAGATTGAACTACAATTTGATATTAACACACTGAGAATTACTGACGATGGTTCCAATGATGTGGATGGTGGAAGTACAACTACAACATCTAGTATTATGGAACGAATAAAACCAGGAGTTGCTGTGGGTAATTCCGATGAGGATACAGAGGATACTGAGAAGGTTGTAGGAGACTATAAAGCAACTCAGTTAAAATCTATGCTAAATAGATTTAAAAGTGAATAAATATAACTAAAACAATATAGGTTACATTATGCAAAAGAAATTTCGTAGTATCCTCGAAGAACTTGAAAATTTACACATTGAAAGAGATAAGACACATATCATTCGTAGTCGTGCCGATAGTCTTATTGAAAGTGCAGGTAGACTTCTTGATTTAGTTAATGAAACATACACTGAAGAAGAAGCAGACGATCTTACTCGTAAATTTCTAAATTCTATTCGAACAAGGGATGGGCGAAAGTTCCAACGCAGTTTGAAAAGAATTAATGAAAGCAAGTGATTTTATAGTAGAGGTAGACTCCTCTTATTTTCAAAGGATAGGAAACAAACTTAGTCAAATGAGTCTAAGTGATGCTCTTCGTGTCGGAAACCTAGATTCAAATCTAAGAGAAAAAGCAGAATCTTTCATTAATCTAATTAAATCCAAAATAGAAGATTTAAAAAGTAAACCTACACAAAGCAATACAGAGAAGTTTATAAAACAAATTGCTTATGGAGAAATGGGTATTTTACCTAATGCTAAATCAGAACAAGCAATACAAGAGTTAGTAGATTTAGTAGACAATGATTCAATAGACACCAATGTTGCAAAAACATATATGACACAGTTGGTGACAATGAGCCTTATGAAACCACAACAAGACAAGATTGACATACCATATGGAGAGTATCTTCCATTAAATATGTTGGAGACTGGTGCTATCGTTCCAGTGAAATATTTAAAACTTAAAGACAATAGTAAGTTTGTAAAATTTAATGGTGATTGGTGGAGAGATACTGATATGAGTCAGCACCAAGTGAAATTACATAGACAACCAGTTGTCGATGGTTATAACAAATTAGAAGCAATGACTGGGTTCGACATTCCAATGAGAGTTGGTAGTGGAAGAACATTAGAGAAACTTAGTCAGTCTGAAATGGATGAATGGTATAGTAGATATGAGTGAATTTAAATTCTTTAACGAACTTACCGAAACAAGAATATTTAAGCGACTTGATTATTTAAAAGGTCAAGATGCTAATGATATCGGTATGTTTATTATTGATACACTATTGATACTAAATTTCTTATGGCACGAAGACAAACAGTCTGCTATTAAATATGCGAAAGAAATGATGAGAGATCAATCATTTACTGGGTTTAGAACAACGCAAAATGATTTGTATAATGCCATTGTTGTATTACTACATCAAGAAAAGTACTCTGACAAAATAAAAACAAACTATGGTATTACCTTGCCAGAAATGAGATTAAAAAGAATAATTCGTAATATGTCAAACGGACATTTTAACGAAGATGATTATCATCAATTAATGTTAATACTATTTCGTGAAATAAAAGGAAGATTACCAGAACACGAAAGAATGAGAAGATTACTCCATAACTACAAAGCAATGAAAGATGGAGATAAACAAACCAGTTTAAGATTCTTGCTGCAGAGGTATAGAGTTGGAAAGAGAAGATATTCGGATGTATATCCAATGTTAGACAAGGTTTATAGGAGATACATATAATGAGAGATATGAATTTATACAGATATCACTCTGATCCATCTAAGTTACTCGGGTTTCACGATAGGGGTTGGTATTGGAGTGAAGAATTAACTCAAGATTTATTAAACAGATATATTAAGTCTGGTGAAACATTGGTTGTGGCTGATAGTTGGGATGTAACAATGCCTGTTAAATTTCCCGATAGTGTTCACATTAAAGGAGATATGCAAGTTAGACGACAAGGTGATTTACCAAAAAATTTAAAAGTAGATAACTTACTCAATTTAAGTGGAAATGATCTTGTGACTGAACTACCAGAAAATTTACAAGTTCGTTCACTGGTTATTTCTGGGACTAATATAAGTGATATATCTAAAATTACTAACATTGAAGGAAATCTTCTTATAAGTGGTTCAAAAGTATCTGTGTTACCAGATAATCTTACAGTTGGTGGTGAGTTAGGTATAGGATATACAAACCCACATTTAGTAAATGAGAAAGAAAAATTAATAACATCACTTCCAAAGGGATTAAAAGTCGGTGGATTATTAGACATATCTCATACACGGATAGAAGAATTGCCAGAAGACTTGGTTGCTGGTTCACTAAAACTAAAAGGTAGTTTAATTAAATCAATTCCCGATAGTTTGGGAACAAAAATGCAAGATTTGGATATTAGTGGATGTGCGAATATAACAAGACTACCATCATTTCTAGAAAATGCAAAAAATCTAAATTTGGCTGGAACTGGAATCGAATACTTACCAGAGAATCTAAAAGAAGTTAATATGTTGTCATTGGAAGATTCCAAGATTAAGAAATTACCAGAAAATTTAAAAATCACAGATTTTTTAAATTTAAGTAACACAGCAATCACAGAATTACCAAATGGTTTGGATGTTGAATTTGGACTGGACATTCGTAAAACCAATATAACAGAATTACCGAAAGATTTAAAAGTTAGAGGTCGATTAGATATAACAGATTTAAAAGTAAAATCTATACCCTCTTCAATAACCTCATTACAAAAACTACAAGCAGATAATTCTGGAATTGAAAGATTAGACAACATAACTATCGGTGAGTTTAATGCAGATTCTGCACAAAATTTTAGGGTTATTGGTGATAATGTAAGTATTGCAGGATCGTTTACTGTTAGAGATACAAATCTGAGAAGTATTGGTAAGAATTTTAAAGTTGGTGTTGATAGAGGTGGCAATAATGATTGTGATTTATCTGGAACACAAATCACTGATTTACCAGAAGATATGAAAGTTGGTGGGTATTTAATTCTATATTACACCCCTCTAGTAATTGATGAAAAGTACAAATCTAATTTACAACGAATAGAAAAATCGATTGTAGCAAAGGATGTGTTGTACTAATTTTTTCCTTTTTACATAAATAATAGTAAGAAATAACATAGTGTTATTTCTACATATAAAAGGAGAATAACATGGCAGTATTATCAAACAACGCGGCAGTGGCGGCTAGTCAAGGTCTAGGTAGAGATACTT